ACAGAATTACAGACATCTGGTTAGAAAATACTGAATTTTATACAAAAAAGAATAAATAACAGTCATAAACGAAACTAACCTATGGGTAAAATTTACCTATACGGTATAGGTAAAATTTACCTATACCTTATGGGTAAAATGAACCTACTAATAATAACCTAATAAAATAATAATATCCAAATAATAAGAATAGATTAGATACTAAAGCGCCAAGGCGCCCAAGGAACCACTAAAAGAGAAATCTGGAAAAGAAGATAAATTATTAGTCCAGAAATAATTAAAAAAATATAATTATGTTTAAAATTCTTGAATATGAACAATAAAATATTACCAGCGTATAGAGAACCAGTTAATCAAAAAACAAACAAAGATTCAATTGGAAAAGAGATAAATGATATTATTAGATTATTTAAACCACTTAACTCATCTTACCAGACTTTTTTTAGTAATTTTGCACAACGGGCTTTTTGTAAAAAGCTTTTGCGAGATCACAGTAAAAAAGAAATAACTGAAATTTTACAACATTACAGAAATATTAAACCAGGTCAGTTTAGATCACCTATTTATTCTCCAGCTGATTTATTCACAAAATGGTCCCAACTTGGAAAAGACATAGTTAGAAACAAACAAAAGTTCCACGGAGAAAGTGACAATAGTTCCACGGAGAAAGTGACAATAGCTCCTTCTACCAATCATTAACCAGTCATTAATTACCAGTCATTGAATATTTACTTAAAGTAAATATTAGCGCTAAAGCGCCCTAAAAAACCCCTAAAAAAAGATCTTAAGATCTCTGGAATCCAGAAATATATTATTAACACTAACAAAATAAATTATGAAATCATTAGTAATTAAAAACAGTCATTTAGCAAAAACAATTGATTTACTAGACATTCCTTTGCATGGATCAGATGCCAGAGCAAGAAATAGATTTGTTACGCTGCTCGGCACAAAATTAGTTGCGCTAAATCAAGAACGCCAGAAAATATTAGATAACTACTGCAAAAAAGACAAAGATGGAAAACCCAAATTAATTGAAAATAACACGAAGTATGATTTTACACCAGTGAATCTTGAAAAAGCGAATAATGAATTAACAGAACTATACAGCGAAGATTGCATAATCGATATATTACCAAGTAACGAAGAAGATATTAAAATAGCAACAGACACAATTTTAAAAACGAGTAAAACATTTAACATAACAGAAGGAGCTATTTATGATGAAATAGCTAAATCATTTGAACAATGTCAAAAAAACCAAATAGAAAGTTAACATTAAAACAAGAAAAATTCTGTCAGAATTACGTATCCAGAGAATTTTATGGCAATGGTGTTCAATCTTATATTAATGCCTATGATGTAGATATTAGCAAGAAAGGTGCTTATAAATCAGCACAAGTAAAGGCATCTCAGTATTTATCAAAGGATATTATTAACGCCCGTATAAACAGTTTGCTCGATGAAGCTGGATTAAATGACAATCACGTAGACAAAAGATTACTTCACTGGATTAACCAGAATAATGAGGGGAATGTTTCAATTCAGGCAATTAAAGAATATAATAAACTTAAAGAAAGAATAACTGACAGAGTTGAAGTAACAACACCAATTGGAAGTATAGTAATTAACCCAATTAAAAATGATAACAAGAAAAGTTAAATGGGATATTACTCCTAAACAATTTGAGGCATTTAATTATCTCCAGGATTCTAAAACATCTGAAATATTATATGGTGGCTCAGCTGGAAATGGGAAATCATATCTTGGTTGCGCATGGCTATTATCAAGTGCGTTATCGTATCCTGGGAGTAGATGGTTATTGGGCAGGAGTGTAATGAAACAGTTAAAACAGTCGACTCTTCTCACATTATTTGAAGTTTGCACACATTGGAAAATGGTCAAAAATAAAGATTATACCTACAATCCAATGGATGGAATAGTAACGATTACCCAAAATAATTCACAAATTTTTTTAAAAGATTTGGCGTATTACCCAAGTGATCCAGAATATGATTCGCTGGGGTCAACTGAGTACACTGGCGCATTTTTAGATGAGGCAAGTCAAATTTCATCAAAGGCAAAAAACGTTGTGATGTCTAGACTGCGTTATAAAGTTGATGAATTTAAAATAGTGCCTAAACTTTTAATGACCTGTAATCCAAGTAAGAATTTTTTATATTTGGATTTTTACAAACCATTTAAAGAAGGCACACTGGCAGAACACAGGGCATTTATACCAGCTCTCCCTGGTGATAATCCATTTCTTTCAAATCAATATCTCACAAATTTAAAAAGATTAGACAAGGTAAGCAAAGATAGATTACTTTATGGGAATTGGGAGTATGACAGTGATAATAATAATTTAATTGAGTATGATGCGTTGATTGATCTTTTCACAAATAACATTGATGAAACACTTGAAAAATGGTGTATTGTTGATGTTGCCAGATTTGGGTCTGACAAAAGTGTGATTTCGCTATGGAAAGGATTAGAATGGTATGATGTAAAAATGTATGAGAAAGTGGATACATCTTTTTTGGCAGAAGAAATTAAAAATGTTTTGAGAGATGAGAAAATACCTTATTCTCATTGTTTAATTGATGAAGATGGAATAGGCGGTGGTGTGTTAGATCAAATCAAAGGAGCCAGAGGTTTTATTGCGAATTCAACAACATTGCCAAACCCCCACACTGGCACAAAAGAGAATTTTAAAAATTTAAAAACGCAATGTGCATATCATTTATCAGATTTAGTAAATAATCACGCAATTGCAATAACATGGATAGATGACAAATTAAAAACATTATTCATAGAAGAGGCAGAACAATTGAAAAGAGCAAACATTGACAAAGATGGAAAATTAGAAATAGAACCAAAATCTAAAATGAAAGAATTGTTAGGTAGAAGTCCAGATCTTTTAGACACGGCATTAATGCGTATTTATTTTGAGTTATGCAAACCAACTAAAAAGACACTGGAAATCAATCCAATTGCTCAAATGTTAGCGAATCATTCAACACCGAGTAGGAGAGGTGGGTCAGTGAATTATCGGTAGTTGTACTTTTTCGTTATTTAGTAGTATAATATTATTATGAAACAAACTACACAGGATTTTACAATCTACAAACAGATTAACAAAGAACTTGATGAATTTTTTAATAAAAAGATTTATTTATCTGGTAATTTTGTCGATGATGTATCGATAAAATATTTAGGAAGAAAGACAAGTGGTTATGCTTACAACCAGTATGAATTAATTCAGTTAATTGATTTGTATTGGAATTCTCAATTTTCAACAGGTTCACTTGATCCACAAGGAAGAGAAAAGCTTTTTTTAAATGTTGGTAAATTTAGAACAGAAGTTGCGTCAAAACAAATTGATCTTGACACAAAGGATTTTACATTTATTCCAGAAGATCATTCATCTGCGATTGGCGCTTGGTTAATGCAACAAGAATTCAAAGAGTATGTTAAGACAACTTATTTTGGAGAATTAGTCAATGAAGTAGTTGAAGCATTCCCAAAATATGGTACTGTGGTTTTAAAGAAAGTAGGAAAACGATTAGAATTTGTGCCACTCCAGACTTTAAGAAATGATCAAACTGCAAAAACACTGGATGATGCGACATTTATTATTGAGGAACACACTGATATGTCAATGGGCGACATTAAAGCAATGGAAAAGAATGGCTGGAATCTTAAAGATTTTTCAGTACCTTATGGCGAAACATGCACAGTTTATGAAAGAACAGGAACAATACCAAAGTGGTATTTAAACAAAGTAAACAATAAACCATATAATAAGGACGATGAAGATGAAGTAGTTGATGCATTTTTTATTGTTACAATTGACAAAACACCAAGATCAAAGAAAAACATAGACAATGGTCATATTTTTTATGCAAAAGAAATATCAGAAAGACCATATCGTGAAGTTCACTGGTCGAAACAACATGGAAGATGGATGGGAATTGGAGAAATGGAAAATCAGATCCCAAACCAAATAGCAAAAAATGTAATAGTTAATATTCTAAAGAATTCATTTGAATGGTCTTCAAAGAGATTATTTACTACACTCCAGGAAAACATGGCTGGAAATCTCGCAAAGGAAACAAAAGATGGTGATGTTTTAGTACTTGAACCGAATGGTGATTTACAACAAGTTGATTTATCTACGCGATTTTCTGCAGAAGCAAATAATTTAATGAATGAATGGGAAAGAAATTCAGATCAAAAATCATTTACTTTTGAAATTGCGACGGGCGAACAAATGAAATCAGGCACACCATTTCGATTGGGGGTAATGTTAAGTAATGCAGCGAACAGTCATTTTGCATTCAAAAGAGAGAAATTAGCATTTATTTTTAAAAAATCAATAATGGATTTTTTAATTCCAGAATTTATTAGAAAGGCAAAAGCTGGCGAAAATGTAGTAATTATGAATGGTGATTTACCAGGTTTCGAAGTAATAAGAAAAGCAGCAGAAAATCACATTGTTGGACAGGCGATTAAGGCGTCTGTGTTAAGTGGTCAATTAATTAGTCCAGATATTATTAAACAATTCACAGATCCAATTAAAATAGCACATGAATTATTTATTAAAAGACCTGCTGGTTTTTATGACAAAATTAAAACCAAATTTAATATAGTAATCACAGGCGAACAGACTGACGTAGAAAAAAGAATTATTTCACTTACTACACTTTACCAAATGTTAGCAGCACAAGGTGATCCAAGAGCTGAAAAGGTTTTGGAAAGAGTTCTTGCACTGAGTGGTGAAAATATTTCATTATACGGCGGAACAGAACCACCACTTATTCCTGGCTTAAGTTCAACAACTGGACGACCTGGTAATTTAGAATCACCTCCAGGGATTGAACAACGAAAATCAAGTTTAGCAATACCCGATACTACTCAAAATTTGGGATCGAAATAATATGGAACAAAATACTTTACAGGATTTAATAAACATTGTAAAAGGATCGAGTAATGTCGATAATTTTATTGAACTTCTTGAACGATTTAATGAATTTAATGCAGACACCAGAAATAGATTAAACATTGAAAACGATTCACTGGAAATTAGAAAGGGGGTTGTGAGATTAGTTGAATCAGGATTAATTGTGCCACTAACACAACAAAAGCCACAAAGAAAAACCGATGATTCAGATATTTACAGATGATGCAAATTGTACTTTTTAAAAAAGTGGCAGTATATTATAAACAGGAGGAATGTAAACCTCGTGAAAAAAACGTGATTAAGGAATAAACCTTATCAAATTATTAATTAATGATAAAACATTATGAAAAAAAATAATACTGGAACAGTGCTATCCAATTTAAACACTGACAATTTTAAAAACATTACTTATTCTTTTGCGATAACAGACGAAGAAGACAATGAAGAAGAAGATTTAGAAGAAGAAAATGTTGATAAAATTGAGGATGAAAAAATAAGGAAAGACCTGCAAACGGCTATTGCCAAAAAAAAAGCATGGCGAGAAAAGGCAATTGACCCAGAAACAGGAAAACCTTATCGCGATCTCTACAATGAGTTCAAAAATCAGAAACAGTCTGGCGCTGAGGATAACGGAGAATCAGATAATGACGATTCTTTGAAGAAGGATGTTGAGATGTTGAAATCAGAAAATATGAAAAGATCATTTCAACATGCACATGGATTATCTCCAGACGCAACTGATGAAGTTTTCGCATATGCAAGCGGGATGAATATTTCGCCAAAAGAGGCGTTAGAAAAACCATTTGTAAAAAGTGCGTTAAAACATATTCAATCATCAGACGAAGTTGCAAATGCCTCACTTAGACCATCTGGCCGAACATCTTTCAATGTGGGTGGAAAAGCATTCAAAGATATGACACCAGCTGAAAGAAAGAAAGCATTCCCTTCAATCGCAAAACGCTAAAGACAGTGACTGATTAGTACATTACTAATTAAATATTCGAAAAATGACTAAAACAAATTATGCATTTGCTGTAACTACTGATCCGTTTGATGCTACTGATGTAGATGCATATTTAGGAGAAATTTGGACACCAATGGTTTTGGAGGAAATGTTCGCCAAGGCAGTTGCTGCTAACTTTTTTCTAGATATTTCTGCATACGCCACAGGAGGAGGTACTAAATTCCATATTCCAGGAGTGTTTACTAATTCCTTTTCGTTAGGAACACAGTCTACACAAGGTGCAGAAATCACAACAGAAGCAGAAACAGCAGATGACAAAGAAATTTCAGTTGACACTCATAATTATGTAGCATTCATAATTGGTGACAAAGACATGAAACAAATTCTTTCAATGTATGATGCAAATGCAATCTACACAAAGAAAGCAGCTGGTACACTTAGAACAGCTCTTGAAGCTGCACTATTTGGACTTTGGTCTAGTGTAACAACTGAAATAGGAGACACATCAACAGTACTTTCCGACGCAGATATTCGTAGAGCTATTAACACCCTTGAATCTGCAGATTTTGATTCACAGGAAGACACTGCATTCTTCATTCACCCTTACACTTACTGGGTCCAGTTAGGTGCAATTTCAAAGTATTATGACCAAGGTTCACGTGGTCCTTTGACAACACCCGGCA